CGGGAGCGGATAGAAGCTGCCCGGCGGCGGGCTCACGTAGGGCACGGGCGTCGAGCTCGCCGTCGTTTGGAAATTGTAGCGACGACGGACCTGAGAGCCGTTCCAGGTCGTCGTCGTTACGATGTCATGCCACTCGGCGAGAGACGTGTTGATCTCTGCCGTGAGCTCGTCGTCTGTGATGAAGTCGTCAGCGCCCTCGAGGTTGGCGCGCTGACGACACTTCAGCATCAGGGTCTCGAGGGAGACCGGGTAGGCCACGACTACTCTTCCTCTTCGTAGTCGTCCTCGTCGTCCGGCATGGCCTTCAAGGCATCGAACGCCTCGCAGGCTTTGGCGGTGTCTCTCGCGTGGACAGCGGCGATGAACTCGTCCATGGCGGCAGACTTGTGCGCCCCCATGTCCTCGTCCTCGCTGTCGTCCTCGTCTTCCATGTCCGGCTCCGACTTCGGCGGCGACTTCTTGCCGAGGATTACGGCGATGCCGGGGCCTTTCACGGCAGCACCAGCGAGTTACGGAAGGTGAGGGACACGGCAACCTTGTCGTTCAGGATGATGTCCGTCGCCGTGCCGCTGTTCGTGACGTAGACCACCATGTTGAACGTCCACAGGAAGGTCGTGGCGTTCTGCGAGGGCAGACCGAAGGTGATGCCCCACGACGTCGTCACGGTCGCTGCAAGGTAGTCCGCGTGGACACCTTGCACCGCCAGAAACTTGTCGTTGATCGTAAAGCTGTAGTTGCCTTGCGAGTTGCGGATGATGGGCGAGACGATGTCTACGCCCGAGATGACACCCTCACCGATCGTCGGGGCGGCAGCGCCGGCCCCGATGAGGATGAAGTTGTATTGAACGGGCTGGACCGCGTTCGTTTTCAGCTGTTGTGTATGGCGATCAGACATTGGGTTTTCCTTTCAGCCTTCCAATCACCACAAAATCGCGCAGTTCTTGCCCGGTGCCGCGCAGTAGGTCGAAGCGATCCACTTCGCGCGCATCTGGTAGTTCTCCGACGTCGCCGAGCGGAGCCACTGCAGTCCGTCGACGCCTTCGCCGGCGACTCGCGGCACTTCCCCGACGCTGGGCATCAGCAAGGTGTCGAGCTCGAGCATCCACCCGGAGCCGAGCGGGCAGAAGATGTCCATCAGGATGGTGATCATCCCGTATGGCGTCGCCTGCTTGATGGCGTCGAAGCTGACTTGCGCGTTCTCGAACGCCTCAACGGTCATGTACGAAACGCGCGCGCCGAGGTCCATCTCGAGGTCGGCGTAGTCCATCGGGTTGACGACGAGGTAGTCAGGACGGCCGTTCATGCGCTGCGTGAGCGCTGCCGCCTTCATCATCGATTCGACCTTTTGCGCGCCGCTACCGTTGTAGTAGACGCCCGCGAGGCGCACTGGATCGTTGCTGCGCACAACGCCGTTGAACGACGCCGTCAGGGTGCGCGTGCCGCCAGGCGCCGGCACAATCCAGCCCGCGAGGCCAGCGTATGCGCCGTTGTAGTTGCCGCTCTGAAACAGGTAGTCGCTGGCGAGACAACCGGTGATTGCGGTGTTCCAGTTCGCCGACGCCTTGAGCGTGCCGGCGATGATGTCCACCGCGGTCAGGGTTGCGGTGCCTGTGCGAACGCCGCCGCCGCCGGTGCCGTCGTCGGCCGAGCTCTGGATGACTTGGCCCTGAACGAAGTTGAAGATTTTGCTGGGGTCGGCGAGCGTGATGGTCTGCGTCGCGACGTTCGAGCCGGACGAGATCTGCCCGAAGGCGCCGCCGCCATTGCCGAACAGGTCCGCGCCCAATTGCTGGCCGAGGTCGATGAACGCGCCGTCGAACTCGCTGACCATCGCGTCCACGAGTGCGTTCGGGTCGCCCTTGGACTGGTCGATCGCCGAGCCCGACACGTTCGCGGATGCGAACCCGTACGCCCAGGGGCAGAGCCACTGGTTGTAGATGGACGACGAGCCGGCCGCGTAGGCCGTCGTGTCGGTGTGCGAAGCCGTGCTTCCGATCGCTGACCGGATCGCGCCGACGTACTGCACGCCGCCCTGGCTCGTATCCTTCGGGATGATGCCGAGGAGCGCGCTCTTGAAGGCGAGCGTTTGGATCTTCTCGGTCGTGTACCGATTCTTCAGGATCGGCGTAGCTGCGTTGATATCGAAATTGAAACCCATGGGAATCTCCTGAAAGCGTGTGAGGGGCTTGTGCCTCCGCGTCGGAGGCGCTTGCCGCTGGCTTTCAGGAGCGGGTTTCTTTCAGATAGAACGCGAGAACTTTACTTGATGGCGGTACGTTTCAGCTCTTCAGCTGCCCACTTCTTCCATTGCCGGTCTGTCATCTTTGCCGGGTCTGGCGGGGCTACGTGTTTTGCTGTTTGGAGCTTGTTCGTAATGGTCGCCGTCTTCTTCGGGGCGTCGGATGGTGACGTGTCTTCCTGAGTCTCCATCTTAGCTTCGTTTTTACTATACGTTGAATCCAGATACTGGAGCAAGTCGTGGTTTGAAAAGCGCCGGGGGTCGTAGCCTTTGCGGGCCAGCTGCTGAATGAGCTTTTCGGTGGCCGCGAGAATGAAGTCGGGATGCACGGACGCGAGGTTTGGATACTTCCTCGGGTTCTGCGCTTCCTGCTTGTACTCGTTTTCGAGTTGCTCACGGCGCAGTGCGTCTTGCTTGCCCTGCGCCTCGTCCTGCATGCGTTTGAGCTCGGCGCGCTGCGCCTGGATCTGCTCTTTCAGGCCATTGATCTGCGCCTCTGGGCTGCCGTCCATCGCCATGCGCTTGGCGATTTCTTCGGGACTGACGCCCAGCTGCTTCATCGCAGTGACCGGGTCCTGCGTGAGCATGCGGATGTAGCTGTTCGCCTGTTCGAGCTGCGCCTGCAGCTGCTGCGATTGCTGCGCCTCGTACTGGCGCTGCTGCTCTAGGCGCTGATGCTGCTCCTGAAGCTCTCGATTCTTCTGCGCTCCCTTACGGGCTTTATCAGCGGCATCCTTGGCGCGCTTGGATGCAGAAACCTCGGCTTCGGAAGTGGCCGCTTCTTCGGTTCCAGCAGCGGCCGGGCTGGTTGAGCCGGTAGGGGCGTCCGGTTGTGGATTCCCCTCACCCGTAACCGAAGGTTTTGGTGATTCCGGCGCAGCTTTGGACGCTGTGACGTCGACCATGCCGGGCGGGACTGCTGCTTTGGCTGTGGGCTTCGTAACGACTGCGCTCATCTTTCAGGACCTTCCAGTAGGACTAACCCAGGTTGTGGGCCGTTTGCGTAGCTTGCTGTCGCATCAAATCGTGTTGCACCATGCCGGCCATCGGCGGGGCGCCTGGTGGGGGCCCGGGCGGCGGGCCAGGGGGAGGCATGCCCGGCGGTGGCGCGCCCATGTCAGGACCGGGCGGCGGAGCGCCCATGTCTGGGCCTGGCGGCGGCGCGGGTTGCGGTGGCGGCTCCATGTAGCTCCGCGCCACGTCGATCCACTGCAGTAGAAGCATGCAGCGCTTCTCTTCCACTTGGCTGTTCTTGGCCTTGAAGTAGGCTTTACGAACGTGCTCGATGGCTTCGGGAAGGTAGTCCTCGAGCTTGGGATCTGGCGGCTCGAACGTGCCTGTATCCAAGATGCGATCGCACTGCATCATCACGTCGTCGTAGAGCGCGAACTCGTAGGAGTTGTACTCGGCTACATCGGCGTTCTCGGTGCCGATCATGCGCTTGCCGGTATTAGGGTCCATGAGGCCGCTGTTCATGGCGTTCTGGACGTAGGCGAGCTGCGCAGCCGGGTCGTCGGCCAGTTTATTTGTAGGCACCATCTCGATGGTGAACTCGTCTTCTTCGAGCGCGGCGTCGACCCACTTCACGGCCTGCATCATCATCTTGCCGTCGACGACGCTGACCTCGAAGTCGGGGTAGTCCTTTTGGATCTCCCGCGCGACCTGCATGATCGCCCTGGCTATCTGCACGTAGAACTGTTGGTACTCGCGGTAGCAGGGAGTGAACCGCTGCTGCTGGATGTCCGCGTACACGAGTTGGGCCTTGCCCGTATCCAGGCCGGAAGGTCGCTCGGACGCGGCCATGTTGACGCTAATCCCCACAGATTCAAATCCACGCTGCCACGTCGTATCGAGGTGCTGGAACATCTCCGGAGAAACAGTTTGGTAAACCTGGTACTTGGGCTCGATACCAGTGTATTTCCAAATCGAGCCAGGGCGGTCATCCATCGCATTGGTGTTGACCTCGCTGTTGGACTCGACCAACCAGTGACCCACCGCGCGCTTCATCGCCATGCTGATGATGTGCAGGAGCTTGGCGATCTCGACCTGGAGCGGCGCGAGCTCGACGGGTAGAGACTGACCCCAGATGCCTTGGATCGGACGCTGGCGATAGAGGTAGACCAGGCCGAAGTCGCCACGGTACCAGGGCTCGTCAACCAAGATGACCGGGCCGACGGAGAGGACGTGGCGCCCATCTTCCGTACCGCCGTCGCTCTTGCGTCCGGCCACCGTCGGCAAGTGCCACGACTCAATCAAGACGCACTTGTCGTCCTGGTTGGCGCCGAGTCCGTAGGAGGAATCGGTGCCACCATCCATGAACGCGTCGGTGTTGGCGGTTAGGATCTTCTGGCTGTGGTCCGGGTAGTCCGCGGCGAGCTTGAACTTGTCTACCCAGCTCGCGAACTGCTTGACCTGCGGCGTGCCGTAGGCCGCGTCGACGCTATCCGTGTGGTCTTCCCACGGCATCATGCGGTCGATCTTGATGCAGGGCTTCTTCGGGTTGTCGTAGCAGGCATACACCTTGACGATGCCGCTGCCGAAGACGGCGCAGTCCTTGACCGCCTGCTGGCTCAGCGTCGGGTCGAAGTTGTTGGCGTACAGGACGCCGTCTACGAACTTCTCGCAGAGCTCAGCGCGACGTTGGAGGGTCCGATTTCCACCACTCGTCACGAAAGAAACTTTGGGCGTCTCTTTCACAATCAAAGCTACGTAGGTGTCCACCACGGACTTCACGAGGTTCCAAGAGATTCGGTTCAGTCGGGCGCTCGGGGTGCGCGGCCGATACAAACGCGGCGTCAAACCAGCGATAGGTGTGTTCTCGTAAAGTCTCCACGACGTGGCCATCTCCGTGCGCAAGAACTCTTGCGTCTTGTAGTTCCGCTCTAGGACGGTGTTGATGCGCGACGCGAGCAAATCGTCGTTGTCCTCGACAAGCCACCAGCGCCCGTCCTCGAGACCCTGAGACGTAACGCGCTCTCGCTTCGTCACCACTTGCTTGCGGGTGACCCGCGGGCCGCTCACGACTTCGCATCAGATGGCACAGGGACAATGGACTCGTCGTCGTCGGGATAGCCTTCGGTGGCCGCGAACAAGAAGCGCTCGGTGTCCGTCATAGGTCGATGACCGGCTTTGACCGGGACCATGCCGGAGTGAGCGGGTTGCGGCACTTGCGCGCCGCTCGGCGCGAAGGCGATGCGCACATGACCGTCCGTAAACACCGTGACGCCGTGCTTGCGACAAACCCCAAGCAACTCGTCCAAGTCCTTAGGAGTCATAGCCGACCTCATTGAAGATATCGTCTATGTACCTTGCCCGGTTCGGGTTGTCATGGTGCTTCTTGTGGGTCTCATACTTAGCCTTAGCTAAGGCGATCGCTTCTTTCACCGGTTCGGGGCGGGGATCGGGCTTGGGTTTGGTGAGGTAGGTTGTGCTTGCGCGCCAGACATACAAGAGCGCATCCGCCAGGTGGTTGTCGAAGCTGTCGGCCTCCTTGGTGCGGAGCTCGTTCCATGGCAGCGCATACAGCTCCTCAATGAGCGCCCCGTTGCCGCTCTTTAGGATCATCACCTGCTTGCGCTCGAGGTCGCCGTTCAGCAAGTCGATGTAGCCGTGCTTGTTTACCTTCTCTGCGGGCTCGACGGGGATGTGGAAGCGGCGGCGCATCTCCTCGGCGTAGCCCTTACCGAGGCCGCCCTCGTCGCCGATGATGCGGGAGAACTTCCAGTCGAGGGCCTCGACGTACTCGCCGGCATCAGACGGACTCATGCCGGTCTGTTTGTGGGACCGGATGATGTAAACGACTGGCGAGCCTGGCAAGTAACCCAGAATGACGAAGGCGCAGGCATCGTGAAAGCCGAAGTCGATGCCCAGCATGAAGCGCCAGGCTGGATCGGTTACTGGAGCCGGTAGCGCGTTGACGATGTTGTGGGATCCGAATGCCCGATAAACGAGGCCGGTGGAGTCTTGAACCCAGAGCCCTTTTTCGAGCTGGTCACGAGTAACTTTGTCGAGCTTGGAGAGAGATTGGA